GGATTTGGTCGTAAATTCACAGAAACCCCATCTATTTTTGGACCCCTGCACATCGCAGGGTGGCGACATGGTGTTACCGTTTTTCTACCATAGAAATTACGTCGATATTCCCAGCGCAGCCTGGGAAAACTTGGGTAAATTGGATTGCCAAACAATGAATATACTTAAGCATGCCAATGGCGCTAATGATATTTGTACTGTGAGTGTTTTTGCGTGGGCCGAGGATGTCTCTTTGAGTGTATTAACTTCTAGAGATGTCGTTGAGCTTAGCGCCCAATCAGGAGAGGAAATAGACGAGGCGAATGCTATGGGAGTAGTCAGTGGCCCAGCAACGGTAGTTGCTAAGGCTTCAGCCTACTTTATGAACATACCATACGTCGCTCCTTTTGCGATGGCAACCAACATGGCAGCAACTACGACTGCCGCTATTGCGAAGATGTTTGGGTATAGTAGACCACCGATAACGAAGGCTCCAGATCCATACCGTCCTACGTTAAATGGATCATTGGCTTTGACAAATGTGCCCGATGTAGTGGAGAAGATGACCATAGACTCTAAACAAGAGTTGACTATTGATCCCCGGATTAGTGGATTGGGAGGAGTGGATCCTCTTAACATTCGTGAGATCGCTAAGCGAGAGTCATATCTAACTACGTTTTCATGGGTGCGAGGAACAGAACCAGAGGCATTACTCTGGAATGCAAGAGTGTCCCCAGTAATTTGGAATGAAATTACGTCTACTCCGCGATCTTATGTGTTTCCGGCTTGTTGTTTTGCAGCTATGCCTTTCCAGTATTGGACGGGAACAATGAAATTTAGATTCCAGATAGTTGCTTCTGCATACCATCGAGGACGCATTAAAGTGGTTTACGATCCTGAATATTTAGCGCAGGACGAATATAACACCAATTATATGAGAATTGTAGACATTTCGGAGGAGCAAGATTTCACTATTGAGGTGAGTCCTTCCGAGACAGTGCAATTGATGAAGCACGAGGATCCTGGGTATGATTCATACACACAGACCTGGAGCTCTACTCGTTACACCGACAAGGCGTTTGGTAATGGAGTGATAGGATTCTTTGTCGTTAATGAATTAACTGTTCCAAACAGTACTGCCAACAATGATATTGAAGTCAATGTATTTGTATCAATGGGAGATGATTTTGAAGTCTTCGTCCCTGAGGATAGATTTCAAGCCTTCACATTGTTCCCCCCCCCGCAAGCACCACCGCCTACTCGCGAGTTTACTCCCCAGTCAGGCGCTGTTGCTCCAACCGTTCAAGAGACTAGCGAGCCAAGCGCTCCCCAGCAATCAATGTCTGACCACATAGGTATAGATGCTAATCCTGGGTCTAAGTTGAACACGGTTTTCACCGGAGAATCTATAACTTCATTTAGAACTCTTTTGAAGCGATACAATTTGTGGTCAGCGATAGTACCAACAAACGATTATACCAGTGTTATAGGTAGAACTCCAGCTATGCCATACCCTCGTGGGTATGCTCCAAATGCTGTTGATCTAGACCTAGCCGGGGAATCTTACAATTATTGCAACACCGTGTTACTCCATTGGGTTAGATACGCCTTTATGGGCTGGCGAGGTTCAATAAGGTATAAGTTGATACCACGGGGAGTGCGCGATGATCAAGTGTACCATATATCCGCACAGCGGTCGTCAATTACGAAGAATGCCCCTGGTTATCGCTATGAGACTGCCCCTCTGGAGAATTATACGAGCGTTAAGAGCGGACGCCGGTCCGTAATGTGGGACAATGATGATAATGGTAAGCCTATTTCATACGCACCTTTTTCTGGTGCGAATGGACAAGTGATATCGAATGGGGGTGTGAATCCATCGCTCTCATTCGAAGTGCCTTACTATAATCAGGTGAGATTCTCGCCTGGTAGGCAGAGTGACATGATTACAGGCCAGAATTCATCACCTGGATTCGATTATCGCGTCGAAGTGGGTGGGACCAGTTCTGGTGCCCCTGCTAGTGGTGTGATTGACATGCACGTAGCCGCAGGAGAAGACTTTCAAGTTTACTTCTTTGCCGGTTTACCGCGCATGTATTTCGAAAACCAGGTCCCAGAGTAAGGGACCAAGAGATGCTCTATCTCTATAAACATGAGCAACACCTCTCTGTAGCCGAGAGGTCTGGCAAATTGCCTAAGACTGAGCTAC